TAACGGTTACTATGCCGATGGCCTTTGTCAAAGCCCAGGGCTGTTAGTAGAAAGGGGGAGGGAACAATGATTCTGTTGAATAAAACGAGCCGGGCTGTCCTGTTCGGCGGAAACCTGTTAATCCCGCTGAAACCGACGACAGTAGAAGGTAAATTATCCGATGTCAAGAAAACGTATCCTGGCATCGCCGCCATGCTGGACAACGGCGAAATCGAAACGCTGACTAAGGCCGCCGCCGCGGAAGCCGAAAAAGATCTGGCTGCTAAGACCATCGAAGAACTCCAGTCCTACGCCCAGGAAAAGGGCATTGAGGTTGGAAATGCCTCGACCAAAGAGGCCATTTTGGCAGCTATTGAGGCCGCAAAATGAGTACCGTAAGTGATGCGGACCTGCTGAGCACGGTCTACACGGTAGCCCCCGAATTCACCACGATGAACGACAGCGACGTCCTGCAAGTCATGGACCTGGCCAAGCTGTTCGTGAGTGAGAAGAAGTTCGGGAAATTCTACCCGGTGGCCCTTGCTGATTATACGGCGCACCTGCTGACACTGCGGGCCGAAACGGCCAACAGCGGCGGCATGAGTGCGACGCTGACGTCCGGCGGCATCGTCAGCGAAAGCGAAGGTGAACTTTCTCGCTCTTACGGGGCGGCCAGTACTGGCAGTTCAGGAAATGACCTGCTCAATAAGACCGTATACGGGAAAGCTTACCTGCAATTACTGAAATTGGTCATCGTGCCGGTCCGCACACGGATGGGGTGAGGCCATGAGTGTCATTGATAAGGATATGGGGTATCAGACCATCATCACCAACCTGAGCCGCCTGAAAGGGACGGTCAAAGTTGGAATCATGGCCGATGCAGGCAGTGAGAAAAACGGGGCCAGTCTCGTTGAAGTCGCTGCCTATAACGAATTCGGTACACAGCACATTCCTGCCCGGCCCTTTGTCCGTCAGACGACAGACAACAACCGTAGGGCCTGGGGCAGGATGGCGGCTCAGCTCGAGGACCGGGTGGCTCACGGAATGAGCCCACATCAGGCGCTGGAGATTCTCGGTAACAAGGCTGAAGGCGACATGAAGAAAACTATTGGCCGTGGCCATTTCGTCCCCAATGCGCCGAATACTATCAAACAGAAAGGCTCTTCCCAGCCTCTGATTGATACCGGCCGCATGCGTAACAGCGTAAGCCATAAAGTGGAGGACTGATAGTATGGGATTCAGACGACCCGTCACCATCGAGCGCACCAGCCTGGGAACTATTGACGATAACGGCCGATATCAGAAAGGTACGATGACTACACTGACCATTCGGGCCAGTGTACAGCCGTTAAGCTTGCGGGAGCAGGCGACGATAGTTGGCCCTGACGGCGCCCGTAACGTGTCTTACGTCAAAATATATACAGATACACTGCTAATTCCACAAAGTGCCGCTAAGGGTCAGGGAGATGCCGCTATGGCCGATGTCGTGCAGTATCTGGGGCGACGCTTTCTGGTCACACAGTGTGATGCCTTTCAAAGCGGAGTCATTAATCATTACCGGGCTTATGCCAAGGAGGTGCTGGCCGATGACGACACGTGACAAGATGGACTTCCTGCACGGTATCATTGCCGAGTTGTTGGGGCTTCCCGGTAAACAAGTCGTCTGGGTAAATCAGAACATGCCCCGCATCAAGCGCCCCTTTGCGACAATCCAGTTCTATGGAATACACGGGAAAGCCAGTTAGGAATTACGGCCTACGGGACCGGGCAAGTATGACGTCCGGGTTCCGACGTCGGCGACGATGTCCGTGCAGTATTTCGGCCCGGATGCCCTGGAACACCTGGAGACGCTGGCCCGTGGGTTCGAACGCCCGACGATTGCCGACCGCTGCTTTGCGGCGGCTGTCGTCGTGTATGATACGAACAACATCACCGACCTGTCGGCTCTCTTAGAGTCGCAGACCTGGGACGAGCGGGCGAATATAGACCTGTATATCCGCTATAACCACGACGTCGAAGACGAACCGGGTTATATCGAATCGGTTGTCATTGAAAGCCAGCTCTCTAAGAGCCAGCCGGATACGCCGACAATTATCCCGTCTGAACCGGACAGTTCCGTGAGCAGTGGAAGCGGAGACACGGGAGCCGATACAGGGAATACCAGTTCTGAAATCACGTCAGAACCGGATACCCATGATTATTACATCGATACCGTCGAAGTAGACGGCACCACGAATTAAGGAGGACTGTTAAATGGCGAACATTGACCGCATTGTAAACGTCCAGATCGCCTTGAATACGACCGGCATCAGCAAGCTCGGCTTCAGCACGGTAATGGTCATCGGGAAACATACGCACGGTTCGAGCCGCGTACTGACCTATACCGATACCGACCAGCTTGTCGATGACGGATTCCAGACGACGGACGCCATCTATAAAGCAGTTTCGGCATGCTTTTCCCAGATTCCCAGCCCGACACAGGTCAAGGTCGGCAAATGGAACAGCGAGGAAGACCTGCCTACAGCTTTGGCAGCTATCCGTTCGGAAGATGATGACTTTTATGGCATCGTTCTGGCCGACCGGACGGAAGCCAACGTATTGGCTATGGCCGAATGGACCGAAACGCATATGAAGCTGTTCATGACGGCTACCGGCGACGACAAGGCGAAAGACGCCTCGTCTACGACGGACATCATGGCACAGCTCCAGAGCAAGAACTATTACCGCACGGCTGTCTGGTATCACGCCAACGCTACGGACGAATACCCGGAAGCGGCTGTCATGGCCCGCTGCTTTGCCATCGACCCGGGCGGAGAAACCTGGGCGAATAAGAAACTGGCAGCGATTACGGCCGACAACCTCACGGAAACCGAATATAACGCCATCACCAAGAAGAACGGAAACACGTTCGAAAAATTCCGCAACGTATCTATTACCCAGAACGGCAAGGTGGCCGCCGGCGAATGGATTGACGTCATTCGCTTCCGCGACTGGCTCCAGGAAGAAATCCGTACCAACGAATTCTATCTGCTCATCAACTCAGATAAAGTCCCCTATACCGACGTGGGTATCGCCATGGTGGAAACGGTACTGCGTAAGGCCCTGGAAGACGGGCAGGCCGCCGGCGGCATCGCCCCGACGGAATACGATGAAGATGGGAACAAGAACCTGGGCTATACCATCGACGTGCCGCTTTCTTCGAGCATCACAGCCAACCAGAAGGCCAGTCGTGTCCTAAAAGACGTGAAGTTCACGGCCAGACTGGCCGGTGCTATCCACGCCATCAAAATCAACGGATCTTTTACTTACGATAACCTGTTGGAAAGCGCTTAGGAGGTGATTTGTAAATGTCTGACGTATTGACGTATGACCCCAAGAAAAACATTATCATCTACGGCGGCCGACAGCTAACGGGCTTTGCTGAGGATGACATGATTACCATCAAGCCGCTGGGCGATGGCATGCAAATCTACAGCGGTGCCGATGGAGAAGTTGGCCGAAGCGTAGACCCGAACAGCACGTTCGAAGTCAAAGTCAGCCTGGCTACGTCGTCCAAGAGCAACGACTATTTGAGCGAGTGTTACAACAAGGACCGCCGCACGGGAAGTTATATGCTTCCGCTGACTATCAAGGACCTCAGCGGTACGACACTGTTCTTTGCCAAGCAGGCCTGGGTGCAGAACTTCCCTGAATCGAAACGGGGCCGGAAAATCGACAACCAGGACTGGACGTTCAACACCGGGCAGGTATCCGATCCGGTCATTGGCGGCAACGATTAGGAGGCTAAAGCATGAGTATTATTTATCAGGGCGGCGAAACGAAGAAGTGGGACCAGGGCCAGTATACCTTTGCTCTCCGGCAGTTCCCGCCGTTCCATGCCATGAAGGTATTGGGCGAGCTCCAGAAGGTGCTTGCCCCGGCCCTGGGTGGTGCTATCGGTGGTATCAAGCCGGAAACGCTGGACCAGGACACGAATAACGTCATCTTTATTGGCAATACCGTGTCTGACGCCTTGAATGGGCTGGCCAGAAGCATGGATGGCGACACGCTGGAAAAGGTGTCTGCCATGTTATTGGATCCGGATTATGTCAGCGTCGCCCCGCTTCACACGAAGGACTTCCAACAGCTTGACGAAAGTGCTGTCAATGAGGTCTATAGCGGTCGCATTTTCGATATGATCGTATTGATGGCCCAGGTGTTCAAAGTAAATTATATGGATTTTTCCAAGCTCTCGAGCGTCCCGACTGGATTCCTCGGAACGTTGCGAGGGCTGAAACAGTCATTCCAGGGGAATGCTCCGACGATTTCGCAAAAATGACGTTCATTTACCGCGTACTGGATGCAGGCATGGTCACCATGACCGAGCTGAAAAGCGGCATGGTAACTCTGGCTGATCTCGTCGGGATGACGCATTATCTCGATATGAAGAGCGACATCGAATACGCGAATATAACGAAGTACGATAAACCGGAAGGAGGTGGGCGCCATGGTCGTCCGTGAATTGATTACAAAAATAT